AAATATTCTATTGGATCATATGCTCCAAAATGTTCTACTGTCTCATTATTGCTATATATTTCTATTCCATTCTTAGTAAGATTTTTATATGATTTTGCATGATCTCCGTGGATATGCGTCAATAAACACCCTGCCACATCTGCTATCCTATAATTAATTCCCCTTAGAATGTCTTTAAATTTACATCCGCAGTCAAGCAATAAGATTTCTCCATCTCCACTCATTAATGCATAACAATTGCCATACTGACTTCCTGTGTTAATTACTTTTAGCCACATTGACATTTCTGAATATTTCCTTTCTTAAGTCCACTGGATTTCTTCTTGCATAATACAATCTCTTAGAAGCCTGAATATCCTTTGCTGCCTTGTCGCATCTAAAATCTTTACAGATCATCGGTCTAACTTCGTAAATTGTACAAATCTTTCTGACATCATCTCTAAATGGACATGTCATATCCACAAATTTACCTACGATTGGTGGTTTATGCACATTTTCTTTGATATTGTGTTCTTTCACATATCTTTTGATCCTGTTAACTTCTCCAAGTGATAACGGAAGAAGGTTGGCGCAGCACTTACCGCACTGCGAACACTCTCCGTTTTTTGTGTAATCTGTTACTGTTGCTAAATCGTCTTTCATTTCTTCAAGAGTACCAACCATTTTCCACCTCTACATATCAAATTTGATGTTTTCCCACTTTTTGTAAGCGTCCATGTACAACTCTCTCTTGTCTCCGTTGAATGTCATTTCATAGTACATACCGTCTAATAACGTTGTACTCAGTAACGCTTTATGATTCTGTAATGTCTTAGCATACCCGACAACGTATACATCGTTGATCGTAAGATGTTTCTGATCTGTCTTATCAATATGATCATTCACATAATCTGCAATCTTGGCTTTGCATACCGCTAAAAATTCTCTGCTTTCCATTTTCTTCTCCTTTATTCGTTATATGGTTCATATGTTTTTTTGAAAATATCAGGTTTACATGGATAGAACTCACCATTAACACCCTTAATTATGTAGTCTCCGTCTGATACAGTCATAACACCTTCAAGAGTTTAAATCGCAAGAAAGTCAACCATTGAAAGTTTTCCTTCTTCTAAATTACTTGCATCCATGCTTTCAAAATGCAATTTATCAAGTTGTTCTTTCATAAATTCTTTTACTTCTTCGATGTTATTTCCATTATATTTAACAGCTTCTACCACAACAGGTTTCTTTACATATTTACTCATATATCAACTCCTAATCTACAAACATCCAATCTTCTGCTAACATATCAGCCTGTGATGCTAACCACCCCATTTGTACACCAGACGTTCCTACAAATGCCACTGCTTTATTTCCAATGGCTTCATGATCGCAATTAACAATTGTTTTGTCTGCTGTCTTATATGAAATTCCTGTTGCTAACTGGATATACTGATTCTTTCCGTTCCATCCTTTTCTTTTGACTTTAAGTCCACGTTTCACGTACTTAATCGCATCTCCGAATCCAAATGTAGCTTCTCCGCCTAAAACTGGACAATTCGTTTCATCTGCGATTAGCCATTCATCAGACAAAATGTTAGAAAGTGTATATTCAACCCTCTGCGTCTCTCTAATATCAAGTAAATCTCCCTGTCCTTTGTCAGTATCTTTTGGTCTGCACTGCATCATAATTGATTGCTTTTCTGCATCCCAGAACCAATATCCGCCCCAAGATGGAAGTTTGACTTTTGCTCCTGCTTTCATTGCTTTAAATGCTTCTGAAAACGTCATGCCAATTTCTTCTACAACAAGCTGTACTGTGTAATCATCTTTATGCACGATTCCATGTTCTCCATCTGCGATAGATACGATCAGCTCTCCATCTTTTGTAATATTTACCTCTTCAAATTTTTTACCATTAATTACCATGTTTGTTATTCTCCTTTATAAATTCTTTGTATTGCTTTGTATATTCGTATGAATCTTTAAAGATATTACAAATACCGCTATACATTTTTGGTTCAAATTGCTTGATTACATTAAGCTCATTCTGATAATTTCTACAAAACGGACACCCACAACAGCCTGTCCTCTTTAATCCGTATCGTTCATAGCAATCTGAATGTGTAATATTAAAATATGCACAATATTCTGATTTGTCGCTATCTAAATACCAGAAAATTGGTCTGTATTGATCACACTGCCCGACTTTTTCATCAAAACAACTTTTATATCTTGACGCTCTTATTCCGCCTTCGGCTTTTCGAACACCTATAATACTTAGATTGTATCCGTTATCTTTTATTGCTTTATGAGACACGTCTTTCTTAGCATAGTTGCAGCACTTCCCAGAAATCTTAAATTTCGGTGGATTTTGGATTATAAATTCTTTTAAAAATCTGTTGTAATTAATATTGAAACTACTCAATCTTTTACCGTTATTTAATGTCCCGCGTGAGTTGCACCACCACATAAGAGCGGATTTACATTTTGGATACTTCTTGTATAAAGCATCAAATGATTCATCTTCCCACTGAAATCCGTGACTTTGCAATCTATACATCATTTCGCTTACATACTTAGACATAAATGGTTGTCCATATATCTTGCACGATAACGGAATTGCTTTGATTGCTTTTTGTCGGATAATTTCAATACCATATTTACTTTCAAGATATTTTAGATGATCTTTAGTTGCTTGATATTCTAAACCGGTATCAAACCACACGTAATCAACCTTGTTATGTATGTCACATTTCCAGATAATGTCTAGCATCACATCACTGTCAGCTCCGCCAGAAATTGAGCATAAAATCTTTTTATAATCAGTTCTGTTTATAATTGACCATGCCCGAATCATGTTGTCACAAATTGTCTTGTTTGCAGGGCATGTGTCTAATAATTCATCAATATTCTTAGGTTTCTTAACCAAATGTACTTCCTCACGAAAAATTTATTTCGTTTCTCGTGAGGTAAAGCCATACTTGGTGAGTGTCTTTTTACATCACTATCACATTACTTTTTCGATACAATCTAACCAACGATCCGTTGAATCATATCTTCGTGAAAACCTTTATATCCTAAAGGTAATTAGCACAGATGGTTGAAGCCTAACCAATCGGCAGCACAGCGTCTCCGATATATTGCATATCCAATATTTTGCAATCTTTCATTGGATGATCTGGATTCTCATTGTTGTAATCCTGAACAAACATATCTAACCAAAAATCAGAATACTCATTATCGTCTTTTGAATTGAATACTGCATATCTGTATACATTTTTATAATTTCCTTTTTCTGTAAAATATTCCAGTTTAATTTCATAAATTGGTAATTCTATTCTTGTTTTAATGAAATTCTTTGGATGAGTATTCTTGAGTTTGGCTCTTAATTCTTCATCGAATACTTCAACTGTATCGACTCCGGATCGAATACTGCACTCATCAAAAAATCGGTTAGGATGCACTGCTTTTCACCACCTTCCTATTATCAAACTTACTGCTACCAGAAGAATAATATTTTATTCATCTTCCTGAACCATGAAATCCGGCAGATCAGCTTCTGTTACTTCTTCTGCAATATCATCTGCACTTTTGACTTCTTCTACAGCTTCTTCTGTATCCTGAATACCTTCAACAACAAACTCTTCCTGATTAGAACCTGTCTCTACATCTTCTCTTACGTCAGCTTCAATTACTGACTCTTCTGGAATTTCCTCTGTTCTTTCATCAGCTTCCTGAACGAATGCATCTCCATGAGTATTGATAATCTGCTTTAATGCACGATTCATGACTGTTTTCTTTGCCATCTGATCTGTAAACTTGGCATGTACTCCTGAACCTTCTTTGTATCCATATCCCTGTTTCCAAGCCTGCTTAATCTGATTAATGTTCATTACTTCTAAGATTTTTTGTCCGTCATTCATCGTAAGAACTGCGTAAGCACCAACAATCTTGTCGTTGTTAATGTTGTTAAAGTCCTGAGTATGTTCTTTGAGAACTTTTTCTCCATCTACAATTGCGTACTCGAAATGATCTCCTTCGTAAATG